CCAGCAACAACACCTACCCCTGGAACACCCTCTCTTTTTCCTCTTTCTTATTGGCCGACTAGTGGTTATATACGTATTGATGATGAAATTATACAGTATACTAGTATTAACCCCAGATCTACGAGCGCCAGTGGTTTTGATGAGTTTCAATTAACATCAACAGCAAATCGCGGAGTGTTGGGTACTACTGCGGCAATACATACGGCCATTCCCGCAATTAGTGAGATTTTATTAGGCGCTGTAAGGAAAATAGAATATAACAAGGATCAAGGTGTTTTTAATATCTGGACAAGAACCACGCAAGAGGTTGGTACTGAACAAAGTTATGGTGCGGGCGTTATCACCACAACATATGAATCGTATCTGATACCATGTCCTGAAAGTGTTGTATCTTTCTTCGAAACAATCGGAGGCGGGGGTTGAGTCTTTCAATCGCTTTGGCTAATGGACTCCCCAAGGATGAGATTCGCGCTTTGCTTTTATCAGAGATGCAGCGACGTATGGAAGCGCGGAAGACACGCTGGACAGCACTCGAAGGTCCACAGAAGAAGTTTGTTAATAGCGAGCATCCTCATATACTGTTTGGCGGAGCGCGGGGAGGTTCAAAAAGTGTTGGAATGCTTTTAGCATTTCGCAAGCACGCAGAGAAATACGGGAAAGAGGCGCAAGGTCTTCTGTTCCGCCGGTCATTCCCAGAAACGGGAGAGCTCATAAAGCTAGGCCAGTACGTCTTCGTGCAAGAAGGTTGGGAATGGAAAGTCGGGGAGCGAAAATGGGTCTCGCCCAGCGGAGCTGTGCTACAACTTAAACATCTTGATGAAGACTCTGATGCTATGAAGCTGCAGGGATTTTCGGTAACTTTCCTAGGTTTTGACGAACTTGGTAACTGGCCATCGCCAGAACCTATTGACATGCTCGGTGCAACCATGCGTTCGGCTGCCGGCGTACCGGTTCTGTTTAGAGCTTCTGCTAACCCGGGCGGGCCAGGACATAACTGGGTGAAAGAAAGGTACATCGACAATGACGATGGGGAATCAATATTTATCCCATCTAAGATCCAAGACAATACTCCTCTGATGGAGAATGATCCGGGTTACATTGATCGGATCAAAAAGAGTGGACCAGAATGGCTCGTTAGAGCATGGTTAGATGGTGACTGGAACATAGCGCCAGGCGCTTTCTTCGAGGGCGTGTGGGATCCAAAGATACATGTAGTGGAGCCATTTGATATTCCTTTAGAGTGGAAAAGATGGAAATCATATGACCATGGTTATAAGTCTCCAGCTGGATGTGTCTGGTTCACTCAAGACTATGATGGTATAATCTATATCTACAGAGAACGTTATTGGAGTTCGAAACCTAACAAGGGAAGTGAAAGCCCAATAGAAGAAATAGCGAGGGAGATAAACGATGCTGAGGAGTTGGAGCGAAAGCAAAAGATCAAATTTAAAAGCAGTGTGGCCGATTCTGCGATCTTCATGCGTGACGGTCGCCATAAAAGTGTTGCAGACGTATTTGCTGATTATGGTGTTATGTGGGAGTCTAGTGCAAAAGGTCCGGGATCTAGAGTGCAGGGCTTGCAAGAGATTGTGGATAGGTTGTCGAATGAAAGCCTTAAGGTTTTCAGTAGCTGCAAGCATTGGTTACGTACGGTTCCGCCATTGCCTGCGGATCCAAAAAGGGTAGAAGATATAGATACTAGCGCAGAGGATCATTTGTTTGATGCAACAAGGTATGGATTGATGCTGAGGCGCGCAAGAACGGTCAAACCAAAACCGAAACCAAAGGTTCCTAAACCTTTCACGATGGAGTGGTTAGACAAAATTGATGAATTATACGATAGGGATGACCCATGGCAGATAATTTAGGTATTCTAAGTGGTACTACTGACTTAAACGCTCAGATAAATCCTAATGCGAAGGGTTTGCTCAAGAAATTCCAGCAGAATGTTGAGATGTCATATAGGAAATGGAAGGTCAAATATAAGGAAATTGAGCACGCCAGGAAATATGCATTAGGAAGATTGAATAATCAGTCTCAAGTAATGACTGATACGCAGGTTATGCAGGAAGGTAATCGCTTAATTAAGGGTAATATTATACATGCTACCTTGCAAGGTTTGTTGCCTCATATTTATGCTAAAAATCCTGAAATAAGAATTCGACCAGACGCATGGGTAGAACCTAGTGGGTATGAATATCGCATAGCTGATTTGTTTTCACAGACATTACAAATTGTTTTGAATGAGTCACTAAAGAAAGCAGAGCTAAAGAAAATAGCTAAACAGGTTTTACGGTCGTGCATGACTAGTAAGATTGGTATTGTCAAGGTAACTTATCAACGAGATTATTATACTGATCCATTAGTTAGTAGGCAATTCAATGATGCACAAGATAGTTTAGCTGCCATGAAGAGTGACATCAAGCAGTTGATGGACAACAATGAATATACGGGCGAGAAAGATCAATTAGTAGAAGAGGTAGAAAACACAATTGCTTCATTGCAAGCCAATGTAGAAGTAATGCAAAGAGAAGGTTTGAATCTTGGTTTTATCCGTCCAGAAGATTTTCGTATGGATACATCACTTGATACACTACAAGATTATGACCAAGCCAAATGGATTGCCAATGTAACTTGGATGACGCCGCCAGATGTTATGGATCGCTTCGATCTGACAAAAGAAGAGATGGAGAAGTTTACAATCTATCGCAGAACACAAGATGGTATTGTGAATCGTTTAAGACGCGATCAGATGCCATCCTCTTCTAGTTCAGAAGATGTAAACTTAGCAATGGCTGTTTGGGAGTATTGGGACAGAACTACACAGACTGTATATACGTGGGTTGATGGTTGTGAAAAATGGGTTAAAGAACCTTTTTATCCACAGCGTATGGGCAGTAAGTTTTTTCCGTATTTCGTGTTAGGTTTAAATTGGATTGATGGCGAGGAATGGCCAGTATCCGAAACGGAATTGTTGATGTCATTGCAAGACGAATATAATACTATAAGAACACAACAAGCTAAACATCGAGAACTCTCTGCTCCTTTCTTTGTTGCAGATGCCTCACGTGTTAATTATGAAGATATAGAAGTTTTCAGTAATGCCGCTATTGGGGAAATAGCATTGATAAATGCTTCTGGTCAAGATGTAAGATCTGTGTTTCAACCTTCAAATCCCCCTCCCATGAATCCTGCTGTATATGATACTACAGCGTTACGTACAGATATGGAATGGATAAGTGGTCTTGGTGATGCCCAACGTGGCGGTATAATGCGAGCAAAGACTGCAACAGAAGCAAATATCCAACAAGCGGGTTTAGCTACGAGAGTGGCAGAGAAAGTAGATATCACAGAAGGTTGGTTAAAAGATTTAGCTTGGTTTGCAGCTGAGATTCTATTGCAAGAATTACAACCACAGCAGGCAATAGAGATTGCTGGACCACATGCATTTTGGCCTATGTTAAATAAACAGCAATTATACGATTCTGTGTATTTAGATATTGCAGCTGGTAGTACGGGTATGCCAGATAGCGATGCAGAGAAGATGCGGTGGATAGAGCTAATGCCGATCATTATGCAGAATATTCAATTTGTTCAGCAAATCAGGCAAATGGGTATACCAGATCAATTTAATCCTTATGTTCAGTTGCTGGAGGAGACATTTAAACGTTTTGATGAGAGGATAGATATTGGTAAATTTCTACCACCTTTGCCAGAAGAGATGCAACAAGCTATGATGCAAGATCAAGTTATGCAACAGGCTATGGGCAAGTCATCTGGTTCGGCAGGTAGTGCAGCACAACCGCCACAAGCGGCACCGCCACAACAGGTAAATGAGACAGTAAACGCGCCCGAGAATAGAACAAACCAAAGACTTAGAAACAACCAACGCACGCCCCAGGGAGGAATGTAATGGCTGAAGACAAACAAGAGGTAGAAGAATCACCTGTAGTAGAAGAATCCATTGACGAGTACGAAGATACCCTGCATATCCTAGAAGATGCATTGAGTGATATGCGCGGTTCGGAGGGACCAAATGTCGACGCAGATGAAGAGATCACTACTAACGCTCCCACCTACAAAGAAGCTGAGACGGAACAGCAAAAATCCATCAGTGCAGAAGATGGTGGATCAGAGACATCAACAGAGGAGATTTCAACAAGCTCGGGAAGCGAAACGCCAGCAGACTTAAGCGAAGAAGACGCCGATGTTTATGGCAACCTAAAACCTAAGGCCCAAGAAAGATTTGAGCATTGGATCAACCATGCTAAAGAGTTGGAAACAACAAACCAGGAATTATCTGGTTCTAAGGAGTTACAAGATTATATCTTGGATTCTACAACTAATCCCGACCAACTAAATTGGTCATTAAATGTGTTTAATAATCTTAATTCCGGTGATTACAATAAGGCTGTTAACGCGTTACAAGCATTGGATCAATTTGCTGATAACATCGGTGAGAAGTTGGGCGTAAACAGGAACGATAACGAGGCCTCTTCTTATAACGATCATGAGGATTTATCTAACGCTGTAGAAAATCTAGAGATGAGTGAGGATTGGGCTAATAGATTAGCATCGCAAAGATCTACAGATAGCGCTCAGGATCAAGCTCAAGCTAATTTTAATCAGATGAATCAAGATTATGCGCAGCATCAAGATAATTATGATACCGCTGCCAATACGGCGTATCAAGCTATTACTCAGTGGGAGAATCAAATACAAGGGTCTGATGCTGACTACGCTTTAAAGAAGGATGCAATGATAGAGGTTGGAAAGAGATTATCGCAAACTCAATTTCCACCGCAGGATTGGTTGCCTCTTTTGCAGAACGAGTATAATGTATTGAGTGAAGGAATGCGAATTGCTTCACAACAGAATGGAAACGCTAGTAAATCGTCTAGGCCCCTAGCACCTAGTAGAGGAAACAGTGGCACTGGAAATTCGGTTGGTTTAGAAACAGCGGAGGTTACTCCGGAGTTTCTCCAAGCGCATCTAGATGCCATGCAAAATTAACAGGTTGATGTGAGCTGGATTCATCGCCAGTAGCACGTATAGGTTTTCGTGTGGCCAACCCTGTTCCATTGGGCATTTGCCCTAATTTACACAACTTGGAGATATTACAATGGCAATTCTTACGCAATCTGCGTTAACGCCTGCTGAAGTAACGACCCTAGGTTATGTATCTCTTCAGAACTATTTGAAGAATAAGCCAATCGATCAGGTTGCTCAAGAGCGTCCTTTACTAAAAGCTCTCATGTCTAAGAAAAAGACGTGGGGCGGTGGTAAAGAAAACATCGTTGAGCAAGTTCGTACGGGTTATGATAACAATTTTATGTGGTTTGGCGATAATTTAGTTACGCAAAACTTATCACAAGATGTTACTTATAACACCCGCGACACTGTAAGACAGGCTTTTTATCCTTGGAACTCGGCACACGACGGTTTCCAGTTTTCTGAAGACTACTTACTTGGTAACGGCATTCTAATCGGCGATTCACAATCAACTAGCAACTCAAGCGCGGCAGGTCTCGTGCAATTAACCAACATTTTTAACGAGGCTATGGAAGTGCTTCGACTGGGTTTCGAGAAGATCCTCGATCAGTCTTTGCACCTTGATGGCACGCATGATGTTGGCGGTGGTACTGCAGATCCTGCAACCTCGGTTATCAATGGTCTAGATTTCTTAGTTCCGTTGGAGACGAATGTTGGTATCGTTGGTGGTATCAATAGAGCAACAACGCCACAGAACGATTATTGGAAAAGCAACTTTGACGTAGGTAACGGCCTTAATGTTACCGGTGGTGGCCCAGTTGGTTATGCTGGCACAGCTTTGCTTTCGCCTATGACCGATATGTGGCGTGCCTGTCAGAAGAACGGTGGTGCTCCTACCCTACTCCTAGCAGGTACTGATTTCGTAAAATCTTATGAAATCGCCGCGGTGGGAACTGGTGGTGCAATGACGCGTTATGCAGTGCAACCTGGTGCTATGAACGCTCCTTGGAACTTTGATCCCTCACGAGAGGTTAGAGATATGGGTACGTTTACGGGCCTATTTTTCCAAGGTCTTCCAATTATGTGGGATCCGACGTTTGACGATCTCGATGGGTTGGGTGCGGCATATCAATCTAGTAATGGTGTAACTACTGGTTGGACAAAACGCTGCTATATGCTGAATATGAATCATATGTTCCTACGACCAATCGAAGGTAATGATATGATTGCGAGGAAGCCTCCTCGTCAGTATAACAGCTACAACTACTACTGGGGCATGACTTGGCGCGGGGCTTTAACCTCGAACCGAATGAATTGCCATGGTGTAATTACAGCAATGGGTGGTTAAGATGTAAAAGGTCTCGGGGGCTTCGGCCCCCTGGATTTTTCACAGGGAGAGAAAAATATGATAAAAGTACCAAATTTGAAAGTTAGATTGGCTATGCATCAATTTGCTGATACATATAAGGTGTTTCCTGCACATGAGTTACCACTTTTTTCATCTAAGTGGTCAACTAGTGAGTTTGAAGTTACTGGAAAAACTGATAAACCATATGAGATCGAAGATGTTAATGTTGAGATCGAAAGGATGATTAACGAACATGGTCATCAAAGACTCGCTAACGTCTTCGGTGGTAATTATAGAGATGCAATTGAAGCTTCTATAGAAAAGATTTGTAAAAAGGAGAAGGAAATAGATGACAGCAAGAACACTGCTAAGTCTAAGAACAGAACTAGCACAGAGACTAGGGTTTAGTTCATCCGGTTCTGGAGCTGTTCTCCAAACATCCCTATTAAATTCCGCGTTACGTAGCGGTCAAGAGCAATTATTTTATGAGTTTGGCGATTTATTAACGCATAGAGTAAACGATACAGAACCTGGTGCTACAGTAGCAGATCAAGTTTTGTACGAATTCCCATTAGATTGCGATCCATTA